AACTTTTTCCCAAGTGTCCTGAGCACCCTTAGAAATATATGCATCTACATAAACACCATTGTAAAGTTTGTCTGTAGACTTATCAAAAAACTTTTCTTGTCTAAAGTTAACAACCTTACCCACTGCAATAGCTTGATGCATTTCTCTTAAATTACCACGAAATGTTTCAAAAGCCTTTATACTAACATCAGTAGGAACAATATCTGATTGCTTGTCAATGTTATCAAGCGTAGCAAATCCAGAAACGATTCTACGCTCTACATCCACTTTAGCAATTGGCATTGATAACTTTATATCATCGTTATCTGATGTCCAATAAGCCTTGCTTAAATTAGTCATGTTATTCCTATTATATATGTATTTTTTATATGTTTATAATATTGTTATATTATACTACAGATCTTCCTTCGCCACCAGGATTTCTTCCTGTTGTGGTTGAAGTTGAATCAGATGCTTGATCAGTTCTTTGCTGATCTCTTTGTCTTGTTCCAGCCATTTGAGCATTTTGATCTGCACGTTGTTGAGGGGTCATAACTACTGGAGCATCTCCTTGTGGAACTACAGGGAGTCCAAGTCTTGGTCTAATATCATTTGGAACAACAACTTGTGCTCTTAGATATCTTTCATCAATTTGACTCTGAGTATTTTCATCAGTTAAAGTTAGTTCATTAAACTTTAATAAAAGAATATCTGTTTTTTCTTTAATAAGCTTGTTAATTGTTTTTTCTAAATTCTTTTGAGCTGGTCTTGCTACCTGCTCTTTAAATGTTCTATCAGATACAAGTGCTGACGCAATTGAACTACCAGGATCTGAACCAACTTTAGAAATTGGAACTTGATGTGCCATAAGAATATCGTGAACATTTGAAGTTCTATACTTATCAAAGGATCCTTCTTGAATTCCATTTTCAACTGGCTCCATTTTAAATTCAACTTTATTATCTGGACCATCTCCAGGAAGTGGAATATAAAGAGTTCTGTGATTTTGTCCACGAAGACCAGACTGCAAGAATCTAAATAGCTTATCTTCTGCTTCTGAACTTAGCTTTGCACCTTTTAGCGTGACGATATATCTTGGCACTGCTTTATTTTCAAAGTAATCAATATTGTATCTTGCAGCAAGTTGATCTCCAACTACTGAAGTTGCAGCAGATACAACGTCTGGAACTCCGTAGTAAGTATTCTTTGGACTATATTTTTTAATATGAATAAGCTCATTTGGTCTTTGATCTGTTGTTACTGGATTTACTGTTTTTGTATCTTGAAAGTTTTTAAAGAAAACTACTCTTTGATTTACAATCTGAACATAGCCATCTCGCATACGTCTTACACGAACTGTTGTTGCAGGTATGTGACCAATGTATCCAATCTCTCCAGTATTCTTTCTTCCGATTTCAATATATCCGTTTCCAGTAGCTTCATAGTCTGTCATTGCTTTTTCAAGCACATGAGTAAAGGTATCTTCATCATTTAGTTCTTCAAGCCAATTACTTATTTCAGACTTTGCTCTTTCAACTTTTCTTTGTGCTCTAACTCTTTGATTAACATCTTCAATCTCTTCTATTCTTGCTTTAACAACGTCAGACATTATAAAACCGTATCCAAGACCAACTGTGTTTGCAACCTTTGCATTAATTGCAGCATGGTTTGCAAAAGAATTATCAAAGAAGAATGCTAGCTCGTCTAAATTGTATGGTGTAAGAACTACATCAAAAAGACCATAGGCTGTAGTTATGTCCTGTTCTGGAAAGAGTTGCTTTGACTTAGTACCATCTTGACCAGTGTAGGCTTTACTCATTCTTGTTATTCTGCGTTTAAAGTTTGCATCAATGCCATCAAAACTTTTTACAATATCAGCCTCTATCATAAAGTCATCTGTTTTATTTGCAGATGGCTTATTTTTATCTAGGTTGTCAATTCTTGCAATAACTTCATTATCCATCTCCATGTGCACTCAGCCCCTTAGCTGCATCTGCAAACGCACCAGTGTCAAATTCACTAGGAATGTATCCCTGTTTCATTCTATCAACCTGTACGGAATGCTCTTCTTCTGTAATTCTTGTTACTCCTGGCATAAATACTGCCTTTCCTTCTCCAGCACCATAATGTGCTGCAGCCTGTGTAATTCTATTAATTGCAGAAAGATCATATTTTCTAGCTGGGATATTCATAAAATTTCCATCTGAATCTCCAAATATCTTACCTGTTTCTGTTTTCCATACATATAGTCCATATTCAGCATTGTTCTCAACTACGCTTACTTTTGGCTTATTTGGTAATTTTCTTAAACCTTCTACATATTCCATTACAACATTGTACCATAAATTGTTGCTTAGACCAAATAAGTGTCCCAAGATATGTCATTAAGTATTACAACAGAATCATAACTGACACTAATAATACTATTATCATTTGCAACACCAGAAGAAAGTCCTGCATATGTGTTAAAAATACTTTCTCCATCAAGTGATAGGACTGTAACATTTAAAGATCTTTGGTCTAAAGCTTCTGTCCATGTAGAAGAGGCAGACCAATATTCCCAAACAGTAGCACTTGCAGAAGGAGGGATTGGATCATCTAGCTGACTCCATTCATCATAATCAATTAACGGTTGTTTTGTTGGATTTAATTCAATAAAGCTTGCAACGCTATCAACTCTTACTCCAGAATATATTTCAATTTGACCAAGAATTCCATCTAGGGCAATTGAATTTTCTTGTAAAGATATTGCTATACAGTTCCAAATAAATGGCTCTATAACTATATTGTCAACTAACTTTCCATTTAAGAAAAATTTAGCAAGAAGAAACTCTTCTCCACTTTCATTATAAATTTTAAAGAATGCTCTTTTTTGATCCTGCTCTGGTACAAGAACAATATCAAATGTTTTATCTTCATTGAATATTCTTCCAATATACTTCTTTTCAGTAAAGGTGCTATCTTCATTGTACATAAGAAACATTTGAATTCCAACCATTTCTTGATCATTTTTAAAGTCTTGATTAATTGGAATAGATACTCCTTTTAATAAACTACCTTCGTTTTGTGGCAAAACAGATATTCCTGAATCTCCTGATAAATATAAATATGGGGAAGACTCGTTGTCAATTACAACTGGAACACTTTTTTTATAAACATACTGGTCTTGATTTTTTACTATGGGGTAAAATTTTCCTGCAGCTGGACTATTTATTGAATAAAATTGTCCTTCATCAAATGCTAGTGAAGATAGTGACATATTTTTAATTTTTACATTTTCTGTGTTTACTCCTCTTGATGTAATTTCTATGTGCACAGTAATGTAATAATTTGTAAATCCAGATACGTCTTTTGGTGGATATATGACTGTTCCATCGTTTACCTGAAACTTTGTATTTGAAAAATCATACTCAGTTAGTCCTAAATCTAAAACTCTGTCAAGACCAATAACTTCAACATTTGGATAATCTGAATATACAAAATTTCCTAGTTTTGAAATTGGCTGTAAAGTAATATAAGTTTTTGTTGATAAATAATTTTGAAAGTTTGAAGAACTTTCATTAGATTTTGAAAAAATTGATACTGGACTATCAATATTAAACTGAACCAGGTCCAAGTCATATTTTAAATTTCCATCTGCCTGTGTAATATATTTTCCAAAATAAGAAAGGGGTATAGAAGTTTCCCAGTATCCAAGAGATGCTGCGTCTAAGAATATTTCAGAGTTTCCAATTTTTGGAAGCAAGGTATATGCTCCCACATAATTATAAAGAGAATTGTTGAATGTCTTAAAAGAAAATCCACTTGAATCAAAAATTATACCTCCATCTTTATCTGTAAAGAAATCATTATTTATTGTTAGTGAAAATATTTTTCCTAAAAACGTATCTTTATTTCTTCCAGCAAAATTAAGAGAGAGTATATCTGGTCTTGCAAAAAATGATCCAAGTATTTCTGGATAAGTTCTGCTTATTTTATCAATGTCTATTCCAACTGAAAAATACGACTCAGCACTTATGCTTTGTATTTTTAAAATAGTGTTATTAAACTTATACTGAAGACTTCCAGATTCTATAAATACTTCAAAATTATCTGTATTAAAATTGTTAGAGATATAAAGGATAGACTGCCTATCGTTAACATCGTAAGAACTTTTTAATATAGAGTGAATTGACTTTGTTTGATAATTTGTTTGATTTAGTTTAGAAAAGTAAAGTGTTCCATATGTATCATCATCTAGAGTATAAGAGTCAGTTGGGTCCATACATACGAAAGGATATTCTTCATCTTGAATATCATAATTTTCTTTGTAAAAATTAGAGTACGCTAATGTTTTTTCATATTCTGAAATACTAGTTGTATTGTTAAAAATTATTTCAGGAATATTGTATGTTGGCAAAGTTATTCCTTCTGAACTTGCTACAATGTTGTTGTAAAATGCATCAGACCATTTTGTTCTGTCTGGATACCTAATTGTAGAATTATATCCAGAGAATGGGAAGTCTACATAAGAAAGCGTTCCATTAAGTGATCCAATAATGTTTTCTTGCTCTTGAACACCTTGTCCAAATACATATCTCTTTTTTGCTACTTGCTCTGCAACTATGTATGGAAAAATTGAAAAAGAATCTAATTCAAAAATATAGATGTTTTGTGTTGTATAAAATCCTAAGTAATCTTCTTCTACTGTTGGAAAATTTTCAATATCTAAAGATTCAGTTGGAATGGATATTACCTTTTCACCATTA